CTTTCCAATAAAACTAAAATATTTAAGTTTCTAGCCTTTTTCGCCCTGTTTTGCCCATTTTTTGCTTGTTTTGAGCACTGTGTCAATTTGTGTGCACATTTTGGCGCATTGCATAGGCATAGTCAGCTTGGGTGTAGGTGCGCTCGCCTTGCATCGTCCAGTGTAGGTAGTTACCCTTACGTTCCTGCGCTGTCTTGTGACTGTGGTCGGCATGGCATAGGCTTTGGAAAATGTTGTGAAGGAAGGCGTGCTTGCCTATGTGTTTCCAAGGGAATACATGGTCAACGTGCTGTGCTGCTTCTATCTTACCCCTACTTAAGCAGGCTTGGCATAGGGGTTGTATAGATAATTGACGCTGCCTGACTGTGCGCCATGCTGGTGTTTGATATACGCTGTCTGTCTGCCTTGCTTGTAAATTGTCTTTACCCCCGTGTTTGAGACAAAACGAATTAAGTCTGCTTTTTTGTTCTTTGCAGCCCAATTCAGCACATTTGACGTTATGCGGGTACGTTGGCATTGGAGCGTAAGGGTCGGTGATGCACCGCCGCTGTGTCGAGGGAATCGACCATCGCCTGCTTCTCACGCTTAGGATAAGGCTTTGATAATATTTTAATCTGATTTTTCATATCATTGTCAAGTGCCATTAAATATCTATATTTTCCAGGAACTTCCACAATGGTAGCATTTTTATCTAATTTTTTTGCGCCTACTATGTTTTGTACCAATCCTTTTGCACCAATTGATCTTGGATGCGTCAATTTACCATGAATCATGTAAAAATTTGCTGGTGTTCCTTCACCGCTATAAATCCAATTGCCCGCTTGATATATGCCGCCATAATGCCCTTGAGATTGATCTGCAAACGATACAACCAAACGCAACAATGGGCTGTTTTTTTTCAAAAACATTAATGCAAACTTTACAATTTTGCTAACTGGCGTTATATGATTTGTTAATGCAATTCTAACTAATTCAACACATTCTTCTTGTTTTAAGCCATAAGGTTTTCCTAAATTTGGGGTTGCCCCACGACCAAAAATAACAACACCAATAAATTTTCCATTTTCCCATGCGCCAATTTTAACTAATTTACCAACAGGAACACATTTACTGTAATGCCATGTCGTGCAAGCATATTTAGCTGCATCATGACTTGCCCAATCAATTTTTAAATTAGGTTTGTCTTGCATCAAATTCTTTCCCACAATGAGGACAAGTAACCCATTTTGGGTCTAGTTCATCTAATTTTCCTTGTTCTTCTTCTGTTGCAGGGTCAAAATTTATTTCTGTTGTAATTTTATTAATATCATCAACATTAAACCCCGTTAATTCCAAATCATAACCAACGTCTTTTAAATCTTGTATTTCTAATGCCAACATTTGTTCATCCCAACCCGCATTTAATGCAAGTTTGTTGTCAGCAATAATGTAAGCACGTTTTTGGGTTGCGCTCATGTGTCCCAATTCAATCGTTGGCACTTGCGTTTCGCCCAGCTTATGTGCTGCTAACACCCTGCCATGCCCAGCGATAATGCCGTTCTCGCCGTCTATCAGTATGGGGTTTGTCCAGCCAAATTCCCGTATGCTGGCGGCTATTTGGGCCACTTGCTCGGCGCTGTGCGTGCGGCTGTTGCGTGCGTAGGGGATTAAATCCTCTGTTGCTTTGTACTGTATTTCAATCATTTAGTGCCTTTATTGTCTTTTCGTGGGCTGCTTGCCACATTTCTTGCCGTTGCTGCTTTGTCAATTTTACGCCTTGGTCAATTTCCCAATGGCATTTTTGGCACAGTGCAGCCACCAGGTTATCGTCTGCTTTAACGCCCCTGCCTTTGCCGCCGCCCCAATTAGTATGTGCTGCCTGCACCATTTCCCCGCTGCCGCAGTGCTGGCAGTCTAGCAGGGCTACACGCTTTAGCAATGCTTTGTCTCTGAAGTAAACGTGTTTAGGATACATCAATGCCTTTTAACGCTGCCCAGGCCAGTAGGAATTCAATAAATTCACTGCTTTCGCCCGTAGTGAATTTGTGGCTTTGCAGGCCAAGCTGGACAATGCGCTCGCCATCCAGACTCGGGCAGACCTTGCCAATCTTTCTGTTTGTGTCGTGCGCCCATTGGTCAACCAATAATCTTTTCCAATCGTCTGGCGTCCAAGTGCTGCCTGCTGTGGCCATTTGTTTGCTGATTTTGCCAATTAGACTGTGAAACATTGCGTTTTGTTCCACGCTACGCCTGCTTTGCTTGATCTCAATTGTCATTTTGTGGCCTGCCATTAGCATGGATTTGAGCGTAGGCCAGATCACGGTCATCATCTCTTTGTGGGCCTGGACAGGCTCCCAGACTGCGATTTTCATTGTTTTTGCGCCTGCGGTTTTCTAGATATGCTTTGAAATGCAAATTGCTGCGGCTCTTTATACCCACAACTCAAAGCGTGTTTATTTGCTTCGTGCAATCCACTATATGCCCAACCGCAAAGCGTGCAAACATAATATGGGGGATTACCGGGCGCATCAAATTTACGTTCAATCATTCTTTTTCCTTGATTAAAATATCCACGCCAGCATTTATTGCATACCGTTTTGTTGAGTGCAAATCCACCACTTGGTCATCATCTTCGTAAACAATGCCGTTCATGCCATCCATCATGCTTTTAATGATGTTGTCCAGGTCTGGTTTCTTGCATGGCCTCTCCAAGCCACTTAAACAAGCCTCAGTGCGCTTTTTGGAGTAAGACTGTGGCACTGGTAGCCTGACGTAAATAAAAGCCTCCAGCGCCGTTTTAAGCGGTTCGCTGCTTCCCATTGCTTGTAGTGCGTAAAACCTGATTTGATCTTCGTAGCTGGCTGTGGCTGCATCGGTGTAGGTTTTGACAAAATTACCCCGCCTGGCAAACCGCGGTCTTCCCTTCCCTCTTGGTGGCCCTGGCACTTCAAAACAAATTTGAATCATTTCATGGCCCTAATTTTTTGGTGAATTATTGCTGTGATTCCTGGAAAATCCTGTTCCAGTTCGACAAACCGTTGCACCAGATATTCCCGTCTGCCATCTTTTTGCGCCTGGTCGCCACCAGCTAGTGCCATCTCCGCATACGTCTGGGTCAATGTCTCCAACCAGTTCAAGTGCTTTAGTGATGTCGGCGTAGCTGTGATTGTGTCCATCGCGCACTTCGTCTAGCAGTTTGTGAGCTTGAAAGTAATTCAATTTAACAATCTCCAAGCTGTTGCGGCGCACAATGGGACTTGCCCATTTCCAATGGCTTTAAGTCTGTCCACCCTAGCGGCCACCCCATTAGCCACTCGACCCACGTTGGGTTCAGTTTCCCACCAGCCTTTTCGCCATTCCTCAACAATGCCCCTGGGATGTTGTCGTGTTTCACTTGCGAAGGAGGCAGCGTACAGTTTTTGCTGTCGTTTACTGTTGGCGTAGGCCAAAGTCTTCGTCCCACAACCGTTTCTAAGTTTGGAAACCGATTCTCTGCCCAAGCAGATTCTGGCGTTATCGTTGCTGCCATTGCCGAACAACTCCTGGGTGTAGGCCACATTTTTGGATTGTTCACTTGATCCACCAACCTGATTTGTATTGGCTGACCATTTGCTCTGTGAAATTTCCCCTCTTTCAATAAGCCGCTTGTCCCGCCTGTGCCAGTATCTGGCGTTGCCCACAATCCAAATCCTGTCCCTCTGGTGGTTTGCGCCAACGTCTGCTGCTCCCAGCACTCCCCATTTCGCATCAAACCCCATCGAGGCCAAGTCTCCAAGAACGGTTCCAAGTCCCCGAGAAGTGAGCATTGGTGAGTTTTCCACAAAGACGAATTGGGGTCGTACTTCGTGAATGATGCGCGCCATTTCTCGCCACATCCCGCTGCGCTCTCCATCAATGCCAGCCCCCCCCCCAGCGGAGCTGATGTCTTGGCATGGAAATCCTCCAGATACAACGTCAACAATTCCTTGCCACGGCTTGCCGTCAAAGGTTTGAACGTCATCCCAAATCGGGAAAGGCGGGAGAAGGCCGTCATTTTGTCTGGCGCACAGTACGCTTGCGGGATAGGGTTCCCACTCAACAGCGCAGACTGTTCTCCATCCGAGGAGGTGTCCCCCAATAATTCCTCCACCAGCGCCTGCGAATAAAGCCAGCTCATTCACCATGCCCCCTTGTTGTACCAGGTGCTGACAGGCGGCACGCCAGGGCTGTTTTTGTCTGCCAGGTATTGCTGGTAGGTTTTGGTGTTGCCGTACTTTGGCTGCTGCCACTGGTGATGACTGCATTTCGGTAGCTGCCCGTCAATCCTCACGCTCCAGCGGCTTGTGCATCCGTCCACGCTGCAAAGCAGGTCAGATTTGCCTTCGAAAATTTCCTCTTTTTTGAAGTTAGTGAGCGCCATGATATTTTCCTTCCACTATTTTTGCAAAATTGCTGGGTTTCAGAATCCACTCTAAATCGGCAGTAAACGCTCGCCCGTCTTTGCTGTTCACCTTGCCAATCAAAAACTTTGATTTGTTGATGTGACCAAAAAAATCATCAAACCAGTCTAAAACGGCATCAGCGCTGATCGGCTTGTCTTTGCCCAGTTCCGTTGCCACCTCCCGCCAGCGTTGTCTCAAGTAGCCTTGCCTGGCAGCGTTCCAAACCTCAACCCGGCGCAAGGTAGGCAGCTGCTGGTGGTACAAATCAATGACCCCTTGATGATTGCAATCTGGAATTTTTACCTCTGGGCCACCGGCAGGTGGACATATATCTGTATTCTTATGGTTATTGGTTTCTAGTTTATAGTTTATAGTTGCCTTTGCGATGGGTTGCGAGTCGGTAGCCACTGGGATACCCACTGGGTTCTTTTTGCGTCCACCAAGGCGTCCATTGACCCTGTTTTTCTCAGCCATAGCGTGGTAGTGTTGTATCAAGTCATCACACTTAGCGTGAAACCACCCATCCTCATGCTTAACAAACATATCTTGTAAGACTTCATCCGCCACTTTTATTGCCACTCGCAACCGCTTGGCAACCCACTGGGTATCCAGGGGTATCTTGTTTTCAGTGTCGTAGTACATATCCAAAAGACGGCGGTAAGCCAAATCTTCTTCGTTGGATAGGTGAGCTGTTGCAGCCCTATAGTCGCCTATGTTGAATTGGTAGTAGTGCATCACGGCCTCCAGTCGGCCCAACCATGCACTTGCAGCACTAAAAATCGCTCGGTATCACAAGTTTTTGCTAAACGTGTGGCCTCCTTGATTGCAGCATCAAATGAATCGTGATAACAAGTAAACCGAAACGATTTAGCTGACCTAGCCTGCCGCATTACGACAAACTTTAAAGCAATGTTTTCTAGGGGATTGTTGCCAATGAATTTTGGCTTTTTGAGAGTGAGTGTTGCCACTGCGTAACCTTACTGATTTCGGTTGCCGATACTGAAACACTGGTGGCAGGACGGTATCAGAATCGTCTTTTCGGGAGCTACCCTAGCCGTGTTTAACCAATTATAACCTATTAAACCATTCTGGCCTGCTTGCCTGTAGCTGCGCTAAGCGTTTGTCTGGCAATTTGCGCCACTGTGTAACCGCTGCTCTGGTCACTCCCAGGATGCGGCTCAGCATTGCCTTGCTGCCAGCTTTTGCAATAGCGTCTTGCAAGGTCTTTTGGTGAGCCTGGGTGAGATGGTCAAGCGTGTGCATTCGACTATTGTACACTATTTTCTTAGCATCTTTTATATAAAAAAGTTTGGTTTTTTACGTTCTAAATAACAATTCTGTATAAAAAAAGATAAAAAAAGACTTGCAAGGTTAAGAAAATGGTTTACAATAGAGTTATTCCCCAGCAACATCGCAAGGGGTCTTTTTAGGACAACATCATGCACTCATCACCAGTAACAGTGACAAAATATGTGAACGGGGTTGCTCAAACCCCTGTAATCCACGCCGCCTCAAAAAGCGGCTATATCCTTTGCGTCAATGACGCAGGGGTTGCAGGCTGGGGCTTGCGTGTGGCTCGGAGGTCAACTAGCCTTGCCACCATTGTGGCCTGCTGGTTTGACATGGGCGGCGAGGGCGGCAACGCCTGGGTTTACCACGCCAACGGGGACGCTCTGTCGTCCTCTGAGCTGGCGGCTGCTCGGGAGCAGCTGGGGGAGATGGCATGAGCGCCCCCGCCACCTACAACGCCGAGGGATATGACGCCCAAGGCTATGACGCCGAGGGTTATGACGTCTTTGGCGTTGACCGCCAAGGGTTTGACCGAACTGGTCGCTACACACTAGAGGACTAATCCTCTGCCCTGACGCCGCAAGGCAAAAAGGGATTTTTAACTTTTAGGACTAAAACCATGATAAATCTTACCCCCCATGACATCACCCTGCGGACACCTGCTGGGGATGTGACATACCCAGCATCGGGCCAGCTTGCTCGGGTCAGCATCATTGCTGCGCCTACGGGCGCAGTTGTGGCAGGTGTCCCTGTCGTCCGCAACACCTACGGCCCAGTGACAGGGCTGGTGCGTGATGCCAATGGTGTCCCGCTGCCGTGCATTGTCTCAGGCATGGTGCTGGCTGCGCTGCCGCCAGGCACCCAAAATGTTTACGCCCCAGCAACCGGGGTAACTGCCATCCGTAAAGATGGTCAGGTGGTCGCAGTAACTGAGTTGGTGGCAGCATGAACGAATACGACGAAGACCTGGCAGCTTACATGGCTGATGATGGGCCTGGCGAATACGACACTGACATCTGCCCAGCCTGTGAAGGCAGCGGAGAGGGCGAGTTTGACGGTGCTGTGTGCCTGACCTGCCGTGGGCGGGGTGAGGCATGAACTGGGTGGCAGCGGGATTGGTGGCCTTGGTGCTGGGCACTAGCCACTACTTGGACTGGCCTAGCGAGATCGAGGCAGCGCAGGATGCTGTGGCGGCTTACAAGGCGGCTAAGACTGAGCAAGAGCGCCAAGCTAGGTTTGAAGCAGCAGCGCAGCAGATGTGTGGTGAAAACGCAGGCTGGCGGTTACTTGCTGATGGCGCTGTGCAATGTTTTACGCATCGTGGATTTAAAACCAAAAAGGTGACGCTATGAAAATTGACGCAACAATTGAAGAAATAAACACGATTGCCAATCGTGCATATGTTGGAGCCAACCCTGCCGACAGGCTGGCGTTTGAGTGTGGGATGCTGACCAGTGCGCTGAAAGAGATGGCGTACCTGCTGGAGTGCGCCCAAGAGCGCTGCAAGGAATTGGAAATTGAAATCACTTACAAGGAATTGATATGAAAATTTACAAAGCAATCAATGCGGTGCAAACAGAACTGTCAACCATTGGCATCACAAAAGATCGCACCAACTCGCAAGGGTCTGGCTACAAATTCCGAGGGATTGACGATGTTTACAACGCAATCAGTCCACTTCTAGCAAAACACGGGCTTTGCATCTTGCCAAGAGTTTTGACCCGTGAATGTGTTGAGCGCATCAGCAAATCAGGTGGTGCTTTGTTTTATGTGACGGTTGAAGTTGAGTTTGATTTTGTTTCGGCAGAGGATGGCAGCAAACACACTGTCAAAACTTTTGGTGAGGCAATGGATAGCGGGGACAAAGCCACAAACAAAGCAATGAGTGCGGCTTATAAATATGCAGCGTTCCAGGCATTTAGTATCCCTACCGAATCAGACAATGATGCTGATGCTGTTACCCATCTTGTGCAATCAACCGAGGCAACCATTAAAGCAATATTGGCAGACATTGCTGAGTGCAAAACTCATGATGAATTGAAAGATGCTTTTTACAATGGGATTAAAGCAGCAGGCAATAACTCAGCCGCCCGTGAGCAAATCACCAAAGCCAAAGACGCACAAAAGGCAAAACTATGAGCATACTATTTCGGGCCAGTGCACTATCAGCAATCATGACCGATGGCAAGGGTAAAGACGAATTGTCTGTTGGGGCTAAGACTTATGTCACAAAGCTGGCAAAGGAAATGATCTATGGCTATGACGAAAAGGTCAGCAGCAAGTACATGGACAAAGGGTTGATAGTGGAAGACGAATCAATTGATTTGTACAACGCCGTACATCTGACCAGCCATGCCAAAAACACGGAGCGCAAAACAAATGCCTGGATAACTGGCGAGGCTGACATTGTTGCTGATGACCGAATCATTGACATCAAGTCCAGCTGGTGCTTGACCACTTTTCCCGTCCTGGCTGACCAGGGCAGAGATATCGGGTACGAATGGCAGCTACGGGCCTATATGATGTTGTGGGACAAGCCACGGGCAGACATTGCGTATTGCCTGGTTAGCACTCCAGACGATTTGATTGGCTACGAAAGCAAACAATTGCACAAAGTTGATCACATCAATCGAGAATTGAGAGTAACCATCGTGCCTTACGTCAGAGACACGGCTTTGGAAGATAAGATCAAAATTAAAGTTCAAGCAGCACGGGTCTACTATGACCAGGTTATTCAAGAAATTAGCAAACAACATACCTACTAAGGAAAATCATGCCAAAAATTATCAAAGAAATATCCTGCATCACAGGTGAGTACAACAACGCATCTGGTGAGCGCAAGAAACGCTATCAGCGAATTGGGTCAATCATTGAAACAAAGAATGGGCCAATGCTCAAGATGGACGCTATCCCGCTGCGTGAGAATGGTTGGGATGGCTGGGCATACATCAATGACCCTAAGCCTAAAGACGGTTATCAAGGCTTGCCCAAAGACGAAGACGATTTAGCATTTTGAGGTGCAACATGGATGATGATGACGATTACGAACTGGCAAACTGGATGCACCTGATTGCCACCTGCATCCTGGTGCTGTTTGCCCTGGTCGGCATTGCTGGCTTGGCTGGTTTTGTCTGGGGAATGTTATGACTGACCTAAGACAAGCGGCGCAGCAGGCGCTGGAGGCGTTGGAGAGTGGGCTGGCATTTGCTGCGGATGCCACTGTTTTACAAAACCTACGCACCGCGCTGGAGCAACAAGCCGAGCCGCCACCAGAGTGGCCGTTGATCAAGAATATCCTTGATGAATACGGGCTACAGGCAATTGATTTTGTCGCTGAATTTAAGGCAGCGCAGCGCCAATGGGTAGGGCTGACGGATGAGGAGATGAGTGACATAGTTGCGGATATAGATGTTGATTTTGGAGATTTGTTGTGGAAAGTGGTTTGCCTGACAAAAATTATTCAAGCTACGCTGAAGGAGCGCAACACATGACTTACTTACGGAAAGCCGCGCAGCAGGCTCTGGAGGCTATACATCTGTGGCATTGGGCAAGTGAAACGCACCTGCTGATGGCGGCGCATGATGCCCTACGCATTGCGCTTGAGCAGCCAAAACAAGAGCCTGTGGCGTGGATGTCCTCAGATAGGGCTTGGATGTGGAGTGATTACAGCAAGGCCATGGCTGCGGTTGCCAATATTCCTACATTAACTCTAATACCCCTTTACGCCACCCCACCACAACGCCCGTGGCAGGGCATGACGCTAGAAGAACGGACTAATCTTGAGAATTATTTTGGTCAAGTAATTGGCGCATTTTTTTTGGCAGAAATTGAAACCACATTAGAGCAACGAAACACATGAGCGCAACAATGGATAACTGGCCCTTCCCCACCGAGTTGCCACCAGCGCAACCATCCAAACCAATCCCATTCAACCCGCAAAACCATGAGGATGCACCGTTTTAAAATATGACTATTACAGTACTGTCAAAAAAAATTCGTGACGCTTTGGCCCAAGCACCAGATGGCATGACTGCCAGTGAGCTGTCCTTTGCGCTTGACGTTGGCGCATCTCAAATCAGCAGGTCACTTGCGCTGATGCCTGATGTCTACATTGATAGGTGGGTGCAGACCAGGACCAAGTACTCAGCGGTCCACTGCCTGGCGTTTGTCCCAGATGATTGCCCGTATCCTCGAAACTAAATAAAGGGCCGGGTGCCAGCCTTGTCAATGATTAGCGCCTGACGCCGGGGCTTGTCAGCAATGCTGATGTGCGTCCAGGCGTCAAACTCTCGGATGATCTGATCGTAGGGCAACGCCAGCAATGCCCTCACCACGGCATCAGGAGCCATCCCAGGCACTCGGAAGTCAGCCGCCAAGCCCAACCTATGCTGACTGGTGTCCTTGCTGCCCACGGCGTCATTTACGGCCTTGCTGCGGAAGGCTGAGTTAATCATTATTGGCTTGCCGCCTAGCGTGGTTTTGACAGTCTCTAGAAACTCAGCCAACCGTTTTAAATTTGTTAACTCAGCAGCGTTTGGAGTGTTGTCCAACAGCCGGTGGTCAGTGTGCGTCAGTTCCGCAAGCGTGAAATGCGGGGTCACTTTGATGCTACGCCTTGGGTCTTCTCAAACGTCCTAAGACCGCCCAGGCCCAGCATCCCCATCATGAGTTGCCAAAGGTTGTCGTCCAAGCCAGGGAAGGCCAAGGCAGGCATGAAGGCAACCATCATTGGTCGAGCCAGGTACTGGTAGCCCATTGCCAGAGCGCAGACCCAGCCAATTGCTGGACGCCAGCCGCTGACGAATACGGACGGGTTACTGGCCTCTGCTTTGTTAATCTCGGTCTGGGCAGTCATTGCTGCTAGTTCGCCCGACTGTTGCAGCTTGAGCAACTCTAACCGTGCAGCGTCTTGGGCAGCAGGGTCTGGGATTAGTTTGTCAATCAGCTTACCGCCGATGCCAAGGATAGCGTCTAGTCCCAACATAGTTAACCTCCTAAATTAAAACTCAAATTAGCATGGCGAGGGTACTGCACCACTCGTTCCCCCTCGGGGCATTTGTACTTGATTGTTGCCAGCAGAGTGGCTGTGCCCGGTGCAATCTTTTCTTTTCGCACCATAGTCAATTGGTATGTAAACGTGTCAATCGTTGGCCCAGCGGGGCCGCTAAATTTACTTGCCGTGGTAGTCGCCTCATGCACCATGCCCGATGCGTCCCTAATGCTTGGCGTAAAACTTTCAACTGAGCAGTCATCCCGCTTTTTAATTCGGGCCACGGTGACGTTGATGGGCTGATTAGGCTCTGCCACAATTTTAAAATGCTCTGGTGACCATTCCAGAATTGCCCGGTCAAACCAACCAAACTTGTCGGCAAGCGTATAACCGCCGCCAATGGCTGCAATGCTGGCTGCAACTGCTCCGATGGCTTTGGTTACGTCAATCATTTGTCTTTCCTATTAAATATCTCAAACAACGATTTAACTTTTTCTTCTAACACGGCAATCTTAATATCCATTTTCGCCAGCACAATGATCAGCGTTATCAGCGCCAGCAGCATCGGCCAACCTTTTGCTAATGCCTCGAAGAATTCCATGACTACCTGTGCAGCGTAAGGCTTGCATAGACGATAGCGGACATTGAGACAATCAACACCCCGGCGGTCTTCATAATGACGCCCTCAAGCCGCTTGAGCCGTGCGTTGATTTGTGCGTATCTCTCAGCGCAGACGGCTTCGTGGCTGGAGAATTGTGTTTCAAGGCTCATCTTGAACTTTCGTTACTTGCGCTTCGGCCTGCTCTTTGACTTTGACGATAAGAGGCCACACGCCTGTTTTGCTGGGCAATTCACCCAAGGTTTGCAAGATGAAATTGATTTCGTTTACGTCGAGTTCTAGGGTCATGCTGCGCTCCAAGGCAATGCGGTGTTGGCGGGGCTAACGGGCGGGGTAATCATGCTGTCAATCTGGCCCTGTACACACGCTTGTGCGCTTGCAATAGCTTCAGCAGGAATCCAACCAATGACGGTGGCTTCAGTCAGTTGGTCGTAGGGGATGAAGTCCGGGCCTTGCTGGCTGGAGAACATGGTGTTGCCGTCGATGGAAGCCGTGTATTGGCCGTCCACGCCAGTGACAGTCCACAGTGCGTTGACCACGTAATCGGGGTCGGGCTGCTGCACGGTGTACAGGTTGGTGATGGTGGTGGTGAAAGTGGTCATTTCAGTTGCTCCAAGGTAGGGGTGGGGTTACCACGGGTGGGTTTTTCTGCGCATCAATCATGGCCTGAAGGTTGGCCTCGATCTCAGGGCGGTCAATGCTTGGGTTGATCCAGCCCCAGACCTGCTCTTGTGTGAGTTGATCGTAGGGTGTGAAAGGTGATCCTGCGGTGTAGGTGACGGGCACAGTACCAAAGGTCGTTGCCGTGTACCCAGCGTCATCAGCACCGCAACACCAGTTGACTTGAAATACAACATCTGTCTCACCCGCCTCGTTTGGATAGGCAGGCATTGAAAGAATGGCCCAATTGAAGGTCGTCATACTTTTCCCCAATCAAGAATTAAGACGGAGCAACTTGCCATTTGCGCCGCTAAGGTTTTGATTCACACTGATGCGCAAGGTGTTGTTGTTGTACGAGGAATACACTGCGGTAACAGTTATGGTTGTCCCGTAGGAAGTTTGCAACAACACGGTCGCGCCTAAGTCTGCGCTATCAAAGAACTGAACAATCGCAGTCGCTTGAACGTGGTATGTTCCGGCAGAGCGGAAAGTAAAAATGTAATTTCCGTTTGGAATTCCAGTCCAATCGTAATTTGTAGAGGCTGTGATTGCGCCATACTCTTTTCGGTATGTCGATGTGTTTTGCGCACTGTCAATCACAAGGCCCGGATTCCCATCCCCATCAGACAGCACGATGTAGTTGCTTGCTGTGGTGATGTTTAAGCCACCTTGATTGCCGTTGTAGCCGCCAAGGATGGTGTTTGCAGAACCAGTGGTTACAAGATAACCAGAAGCAGAACCTGCTCTGTTACCGCCAACAAAAGTGTTTGCATCGCCAGTTGTTGTTTGAGCGCCAGCATCGCCTCCCACAAATACGTTGTAACTACCAGTAGTCAATGAGCGGCCTGTTTCAAAGCCATAGCAAGTGTTGAAATTGCCCGTTTTGGTTCCACCCGACCCAAGGGAGTCTTTACCAACGGCTGTGTTGTATGAACCTGTTGTTATGCCATACCCCGCCAGATAACCAATAGCAGTGTTGTAATTTGCTGTGGTGTTGCTATACAGCGCATCTCGTCCAACAGCAGTGTTTTGCGAACCTGTTGTATTTGAAAGAGCGCACTGGAAACCAACAGCCGTATTAAGTCCACCAGAAGTGTTGTTTAGCAGAGCCTTTGCACCATAAGCATCGTTGATTGTTGTGCTGGAAGATGAGTACAAGGCTTGATAGCCAACAGCAGTGCTGTAACTCCCAGTGGTGTTGCTACCTAATGCGCCATTACCCAAGGCGGTGTTGTATGAACCCGTGGTGTTGGTTTGCATTGCCGCCGCATACACACCCGGCACTCCACCACCAACGGCGGTGTTTGCGGTTCCTGTTGAGTTTTGGCGCAGTGCGGAGCCACCAATCGCAACTTGGCCATCACCAGTATTGGTGTTTGTATAGCCAAGTGCAAGATTTCCGATTGCGACGTTATCTGCGCCAGTGCTATTGTTTGCAAGGGCGCTGTAACCAAGGGCGGTGTTTGTGCCGCCAGTGGTGTTGTTTGTCAAAGTGTATTGACCAACCGCAGTGTTGGATGATCCTGTTGTGGTCAATCGCATAGAGGCGTTGCCAATTGCGACGTTGTAATTACCCGTTGAGAGGCGAGACAGTGGCCCCTCAATCACGCCATCATGCCAAGCACCAACAGCGATGTTGTCAGAGCCGGTAATGTTATTGACTGAACCACCCATTGCCGAAGAACCAATGGCAGTGTTGTAGCCGCCAGAAGTAATTGCAGAACCCGCATTAAAGCCAATCGCAGTATTGCGGTCTGCGGCGGCGTTAACTAGGGCTTGGTAACCAACAGCGACAATGTTAGTGCCAGTGGTGTTACTCACAGAAGCATTAAAACCAACTGCCGTGTTGTTGTTGGCGGTATTGTTTTTCAGAGCCTGATAGCCAACTGCTGTGTTTTGAGAGTAAGTAGAACCCGCATAAAGCGCCTGATAGCCGATACCGATATTCGCTGAACCCGTTGTGTTGCCATACATTGCCTGATAGCCAACAGCAACATGGCTAGAAGATGTCGTGCTTGAGTACAGTGCCTGATACCCTAGAGCGGCGTTTGTTGCACCCGTAGTATTGGTGTACGCCGCCTGATAACCAACAGCAGTGTTGTTAGAGGCGGTGGTGTTGGAAAACAATGCACTGTGCCCATTGGCTACATTGTTAGCGCCAGTTGTGTTGGAGAAAAGCGAGTTCACACCAACCGAAGTATTGTTTGAACCCGTTGTCGTTGAGTACCCAGCCCATCGACCAATGTAGGTTAAACCTTCTCCGCCCGTATTTGAGTAAGCGGCCTGATAACCAACAGCAGTTGTGCTTCCGAGAGTTGCAATTGCATTTTGCGCTTGATAACCCACCGCAGTATTGCTACCCACAGCACCTGCGCCAAGCCCCACGGTCAAGCCCTGCACAACTGCACCAGCGGTTAGTGTGGAGACACCTGTCACGCCGAGGGTTGTGGATGCGGTAATTGATGTAAACGCACCAGCAGCGGGAGTTGTAGCCCCGACAGTGCCGTTGATGTTGATTGAGGCTGTGCCTGTCAGGTTAGTCACCGTGCCGCTTGAAGGTGTACCCAACGCCCCGCCATTGACGACAAAAGCGCCAGCAGAGCCCGTATTAACGCCAAGGGCTGTGACGACACCCGTGCCTAGTCCGCTAACACCTGTGGAGATGGGCAAGCCTGTGGCGTTGGTTAGGGTGACGCTGGTGGGCGTTCCTAAGATTGGGGTGACAAGGGTAGGGCTGGTGGCAAACACAGCAGAGCCTGTGCCTGTTTCGTCCGTAAGAGCGCCAGCCAAGTTAGCTGAGCTAAACGAACCCAGCAGCGTGGCATTGCCTGTAGAGGTAATTGCGCCGGTTAAATTGGCATTGGTAGTCACGTTACCTGCTGTCAACCCTGCTGCCGTGCCTGTAATGTTTGTGCCGATTAGGGCAGATGGTGTACCAAGATCAGGAGTAACTAAAGTTGGCGAGGTGCTAAACACCAGGTTGGTTGAGGTTGTGCCGGTTGCGCCTGACGCCGTGTAGCCTGTGATATTGTTAAACGCTGCTATGCCTGCGCTAGTAGAGTTTGTGCCGCCCAGGGCCACTGTGACGGGTGCCGTGAGGCTAAACGCTGTGCCGGTTAAAGTCAGCCCGGTGCTTGCGGTGTAACTGCCTGCGCCTGCAAATTGCACAAAGGTGATTGCTGTAGTGCCTAGCGTACCACCAGCGTTTGAGGTGCAGACCCAGCCTGTGTCGGCTTGCGTAGTACCTTGCTCAATAAACGCAAATGCGCCTGGCACTTCTGCCCAAGCGTTCATGTCAATTGATCTGGCCCAGGCTCCAGCGGCTACAACGTAAATGCCATTGTCGGCTGGCGCTGTTTGATTTTTGACCAAGCATCTGTCTGCCGCAATCAAGGCAACGCCGTCAATTGTCTGTGTGCCGGATAGCGTAATGTTGGCAGTGGTAGCCGCTACGCATGAGGCTTTAGGGTCCAACCCTTGGGCTACGGTATCGACATAATCCTTGTTTGCAATGTCTGTGGATGCTGATGGAGTCGTGGAAATTGTGCCTGCCGTCACCGACAAATTAGCAATTGTGCCAAGGCTTGTTAATGATGAGCCGGTAACGCCAGCTGCTAATGTGCTGCCTGATAGCGTGCCTGCCGGTGCAATGACCGCTGCTGTGGTGATGCTGGTTGTCAAGCCTTTAGCATTGATTGTCACCACTGGAATGGCGGTGCTAGAGCCGGTAACGCCTGCCGTTGCTACAGTTGCCAAGGTGCCTGCTGCGGTGACGTTTGCAGAGCCGTCAAAGCTGGGCGATGTGTAGGCCAGGTCGCCAGTGATTGCGATTGTTCTGCCCGTTGCCAAAGTGGTGGCTGTGCTGGCGTTGCCGGTTAATGCTGCTGTGACAGTTCCTGCTGTAAAGTTTCCGCTGGCGTCCCGAGCCACAATTGCGCTGGCGGTGTTTGCTGATGCTGCCGTGGTCGCTGAATTGCTAACTTTTAGGGCGGTGGCAATTGTTGCGAGTTTGGTGTCGTCAATGGCGGCAGATGCGTTTATGTCTGAGTTGACAATTACGCCAGCGGATATTGCAGTTGCGTTGCCGACTGATGTTATATCGCCCGTCAAGTTTGCGTTAGTAATTACTGTTGCTGCATTTCCAATTGACGTAACACCGCCAGTTAGATTTGCGTTAGTTATTACGGTAGTTGCATTGCCAACCGATGTCACCATTCCGGTTAGGTTTGCGTTAGTGGTGACGTTGCCAGCAGTTAAACCAGCCGCTGTGCCGGTGACGTTTGTCATTACGCCAGATGCCGGTGTCCCAAGTGCGGGTGTAACAAGTGTCGGGCTGGTGGCAAACACGGCTGCGCCTGTGCCTGTTTCGTCTGTCAGTGCCGCCGCTAAATTTGCGCTGGAGGGCGTTGCAAGGAATGTGGCTATGCCTGTGCCTAACCCACTAATGCCGGTCGCTACGGGCAATCCTGTGGCGTTGGTAAGGGTGCCTGATGCGGGTGTGCCAAGCACTGGCGTGACTAGCGTTGGCGATGTAGACAAAACTGTGTTGCCAGTGCCTGTGCTTGTGCTGACTCCGGTGCCGCCGTTGGCTACAGGCAAGATGCCAGTGATATCGGCTGTAGATAAGCTGATGGCATCCCAGGATGCATTTGTGCCGTCTGTTTGCAAGTACTTGTTAGCCTGGCTTGCTTGTGCCGGGAGCAAAGCATTGAGGCCAGCGTTAGCCGTTGTCTGTCCAGTACCACCATTGACAATTGGCAAAGTGCCGGTGATGTCAGCAGTAGATATGTCCAATGCATCCCATGCGGAATTTGTGCCGTCTGTTTTTAAATATTTTCCAGCATGAGTTGTTTGAGTTGGAGCAAGAGCATTGAATCCTGCATTTGCCGTAATTTGCCCAGTACCGCCAAGATTAACCGGCACTGTTAACAAGCTGATAGTTGAGCCAGAAATATTGATAGGCGTGGTTGCGTTGTACTGGATAACGCCCACAGGTCCAACTGTTTGAGTTGTGCCGTTGGTGTAGGTAATGAGCAAATAATTTGCTTGATTGATGACAACCAGCGAAATGCTGGCAATGCCAACACCCGCTACGCCACGATCTAAACTGACGGTGACATTGTTGCCATCTACAACAGTGACTTGCATATTTGCCATGATTGTTCCCCCTTAAATTTTTATAATGCCGTCAGAACGTACCAAGAACATTAAAAAAATAATGTTGTCCTCGGCAGGCGTTGGCGAGTTGGCGGGGAATGAAATCTTGATGCGTCCAGAAAAGCAAACTGGATTAGTAACATCAATGCCCAATTCGGCATCAGTAGTCAGCAGCCCCCAGGTAGAGTCATCAATCGTAATTGTGAATGAGCCTGCCGCTGTGACAATGTTGCTAACAGTCAATGCGACTGCGGTGGGCGGCGGCGTGAAGTTGCCAATGTCAAAAACAAGCCCGTTGCGGGTGTCAATTAGATTTGTGACAGTGCGCCGCAGAATTTGTGCGTTGATAGTAACGCCGGTTAAATCTACGGGTTGTTGGACGCCTGCTGAGTCTGCTGCTGTGAGCGTCAGGTTCCAATAAGTCTGTTGGTTGTAGACTAACTCGCCAGCGATAACGGGATTGTCAAACCCCGATACCTGCGAGATCGTATTTTTAGAAAATTTAGCCAAGATGTTCCCCTAACACGGGTGGTGACGCTCCCCGCTGACTCGCAGGGCTACGATTCTTGTCTTATGACTTCATAATATAGCACAGTGCGTAGTACGGCGGCAAATTGGCGTTAGTGCCGCTGCTGCCTGTGGTGCTGTTTGTTCCTGTTGGAGTGCCTGCCGAAACTGAAGATGTATTTAAATCGCCGCTGGCACTGTTAAGATCGCCTCCGCCAAAACCGCCGCCGCCGCCAGGGTTAAGACCCATTGCGTAACCGTTTACAGGTTTGTGATTGTGAGCAGTCATTGCATCACCAACAAATGTGTGCGTGTGGCTGACAACAATTGCATTGGCAGAGCCGCCAGAAGCGCCGACTGCATAACTTGACCCTGCCCCAACAACAAACCTGTCTCGCAAATCAGGAGTGCTGTTTGAGCCGTTACACAATACCCAGCCGGTCGGTATGCTGGCTTGCGAGCCTGACCAAATAATAATCCCGCCTGCCGGAACCGAATAAACGGCTTGGGCAACGTCTAGGTTAGTCCTGGCTGTTGCTGCCGTTGTTGCAGCTGTACCGCCATTGGCAATTGGCACGGCCCCCACTAAGCCATCGGTAGCATCAAGCTGACCCGAAGTGTTAAGGTTGTTGGCTAGTTGTCCTAAATTGAAGGCTTGCGTCATTATGCGGCTCCATCTCTTGCAAATGTTTGCTGGTTTAGCAAAGTGTAATTATTTGGAATTGCAGTAACTAAGTTGTAATTTGCTGCGCTGGCGGTGTAATCATAAGTTTTGGCTAGGATAACTCCATTGGCGTAAACTTCCATTGCTAATGGGTTACTCTGAAATGTGTAGGTAATTGCGCCGTTAACAGAATATGCCACGCTGTTGGTTACGTTGCTTGCAGGCACGTTGTAATTATTTGGTGCGTAAAGAATAATTGTTATTTTGCCAGTGACTGCGCCTGGAAATCCAACAATTGCAGGGCCATCTAAATCGTAATCAACCTCGCTGAATTGCACGCCGTTGACGTAGATTGATTCAAACCCGTTTTGAATTGTGATTGTTGTCGGTGTGTAAGTTGTTACCGCAGTAACGTCTGCGCTGTAACGTGACCACGGTCGGTAAGTTGATGATGCCGCACGGTAGCGGTAAACACTAGCACCATTTAAATTGCCACCTTGATTTGGGCTAAATTCAACGATACTAATGCCTGGATAAAACGCTGTTACCGTGTATTGAGTTGGTGTTCCAACATTTGTAAATGTAAGAATATCTCCTACCACTATATTTTGATAGGGTTGATTGGCATACTCAACATAATTCACGCCGTTATCAACAACAAATAATCCTAAATCTTCATAAAAAACTGATGTGCTAACTGCCCTCATGTTTATGATAATGACAGTATCATTGACTGTGCAACCTGTTCCTAAAACTACAGTGGTGCTTGTCTCGGTGTATTCTGTGGTATCAAGCAACAAACCATTTTTAAATACTAAAACATCACCGACAATGTGCGTTACAGAAAATGTTGTTTGCGCTGCTGTGGCTTGAAATGTTGACTCGGTATAATAAAAACTGTCAGGGGAAGTAAAACCAACTACTCGCCCAAATACATCAATTGTCAATGTAGCGGCTGCAAAATTCTTAGAATAAACGCCTGCGCCAAAATTTAAAAATTTAGCTAGTTTTACCACCATTGTGCCGTTAGTATTATTTGTAACGGAAACAATGCCGTCTTGCTGTGATACAGCCGTTGTTCCAACAATTGTTAGTTGTCCTGTTCTGATGTCTAAATCAATACTGTTAATGCCGTCCTCTAATCCCAGCCATATTGTTGGGTCATAAACCGCTGTGTTTGTAGGAACAAATGCAGCGTTAAGATTTACAAATGACGCTTCTCCAACTTCAAAACTGAATTTGCGATTGCCTCGATTTACATACAACAAATATTTATCAGTCGAAAAATTAGACGATGCCAAATACCAGGTGTAGTCCGATGCGTTTGAACTGCCAGTAGTGCTAGGCGTGTTTTGCAGGCCATAGTACGCTTTGTTTCTTGGGTTAGTGGTAAAGCCTGTCCCCACTAAATCGTTGCCGTAGCGGACATTGATGTATCGCTCGGTGTATTGAAAAGTGGTCGGACGCCATTGCAAAACTGCTGAGGCTACAGAATATTGGCTGGTGGCAATCCCATTGACAAGACGGGCAAACAAATACCAATTGCCGCCAGGCAGCGTAGCCGATATCGTGGGCAGTGATTGGCTTGGAGAAATAGGGACGCCGTTGCTTGGCACTTGCGTAAAACCCAACAAATACAATTGATTTGGTGTTGGGCTGGCAAATGCTGAGTACCATATTTCTGCCACAGTTACAAAGCTGGCGGTCCCAACATACGGTTGCACTGTAATTGTCGGCACTGCCGCTGAGGGGTAACTGGCGGTGACTGTTGGAGCAGGCACCACACCAAAAAATGACGGGTCTGTGATTTGCGTATTGGGTGCTGGGCTGTACTGGACTATGGTAGCGTTGTCATAGACGGCGGCGTTGTATTCGTTTAGTTCTAGACTTGCGCCTAAATTGCCGTCAGGCAGTGATACCTCGCTAACCTTCATTACCCGAAATAACTTGGCGCTCCAGCCGTAACTGGTATTTGTGATGGATACCACATCGCCAGCGTCTAACTGAATGGCTGGGTAAGCTGCATTGATTCCGACAATCAAATCTTCTCTGGCTTGCTCTAGCACTCGATTTGCCAAATAACTGACTTGGACAGACTCATTTATTAAATCAAAATTGCATGAAAATTTATTGATTGGTTCGTTAGCGTAAAGCAGGTTTGACGGTGTTTCAAGATAAACCAAATCTCGTTGGTCACGATTTAATTTATTTGGAAATTGCGCCTCAATTTGATTGATTGAGTTTGTAATATCTGTCAAACTGACTTTTATGTCGCCAATAATATTTGTATCATCAAACGCATAAGCGGTGCTTTCCGCTTTGTTAATTACAATTGACCACTGCCCGGACGCTGCGTTATAAGCGTTCCAGCTATCGCAGGCCAGCATGATGCGGTCAATGTTGGCAAGTACATTTTGCCCTGTATCCAACACGCCGTTAATTCGGTATCTGGCTTGAGTTGCAGGGTTGCCGTTGCTGTCGGTAAAAGTGATTGTTTGGTCTGCGTAGGTGTTAAGCGCAGTTGCAGATGCAGTATCAATTAACCCTGCTGCCATGCCGCCGCCGTAGACTTCATTGCCTAAATAATCGGCCCACACATCTCCTGGCTTGGCTGCGCCTGTGCCGTTTAGATTTTGCGTAACGTTGAACGTGATGGCCTGTAGATTTGTGGTGCCTGCGTCCTGGTTGTAGTTTAGCTTTACGATTGCAAACGCCAAGCCATTCATTTGTCGGACGGCAGCAGGCCAGCGTTCCGCTGAAATAATGTCTGCGCCGCCCATTGCGGTATTTGGTGCAGTACCTGTAATGGTCGTGATGGCACCCGCATCAGTTGATGTGTACAAATTGATATAAAGATAACCGCTGATTTTTGTGTCTACATTTCCAGCGCCGTCTGTCAAGCTAACAACTTTGGTTAAATCTGAGGCATCAAAAGTCACCAAACGGTCGCCGTAGTAAAACTTGGTGCGATCAAAAGTGAATTGACCATTAGGGCTAATGCTGCTGATTGCCAGCACGTAGTACATAGATTGCTGGTCAATTGTTAGCACTGCGTCCACAAATGTGCCGCCCATGTATGCGCTGCCGTATACGATTGGCAAACTGTTAGTAGTGTTTGGTGCTACCTGTTGCCTGACGCCTTGATCTACTGGTTTATTTGCTGTTGGGTCATTTGGGGCAAAAATTCGATTAACAACGTAGCTAACGGCAAAATTAACTGCAAATGTTGATATTGCTAAAGCCGCAGCGCCACCTCCTAATAAAGCTGCTCCAGCCGCAATAATTGTTGCTACCATCAATGCACCCTAAAAAATGTTGCTTGCATGGGGCTGTAGCCTCGTTTGGTGTAATCAATCCATGAGTTGTTTGCCATGACTGCGGTTACTGCAACATCAATGCGTCCATCGTCAATTAAATCTGTAGCCAGGCGATCAAATTCTTTCCAGAGCCTGCCGCCCACAGTGCCATTACGATGCTCGGGTTTAACCCACCACGCCAGTTCATGCAGTTCGTAGACTTCTGGACACCAGACGTTTGTGGTAATCAGTGCAGCAATAAACCCTCTTGATTCATTGTCGATCAGCACAAATCCACGCCCTGCCATCATTTGCGTCATTAAATTAGCAACGTGCGCCTCATCATGGGCTGCTGGTGCTTGCAGGGCTGGCACAGGCGTCTGCGTGCTGTAGTCCCGCATCATTTGCAGCAACTGAGGCATATCGTGTTTGTTGGCTTCACGAATCATCAATTTATTCCTGGTGATTCAAAAGTCGTTTGAGCGTTTGAGGTATTGCTGCTGACTGTGGCTGATTGTGGTGGTTTGCCAAAATCAAAATAGGTAGCTGCAATCGCCGGGACACGGTTCATGCTAGTGTCGCTAGGGTAGATAAAATTCCACGCCTTGGGAGTCGTTTTAATGCCCTGAATGCGGTTTTCTAGAATGGTCCGAAAGCTGGCGCAGGTTATGCCAACCGTGGCGATGCGTGTTCGCAATTGATCGTTAAAATCTTCAGTGATTGAACAATTGCTGACAATGCCAGAGTAGCGTTTAAAAAACTGCTGGCTTGGGCTAGTAATGATTTGATTGTTGCTGTCTAAGAATCCACGCCATACGTCAATGTTGCTTCCCTTGATGTTGGCGGCAAGCACTACGGCGACATTAGTGCCGTCCACGCCAGTTAAAGAAATTGCAAGGTCGGCGCTGTTGGCTTTGATGCTACGGTCAATGGCGCTGATAGATAGCAGACTGCCCAGGTTAGTAAACGTCATCCCATCCACGGTAATTGCTGCCGCTGCATTGCAAAAATAATAAGTCGCCGTGCTGGTGATAAGCCGTATAAATTCTGCTTGAATGATGGATGGGCTGCTCAGTGCAGCCATTGCGGTGGTCATCCTGTAATGTCCTCAATAAACACAAAGTCCCCGTCCCACTGCACAAATGCGCCAGAGGTCATTGGGTTGAGTGTGTACGTGGGACATTGTGCCGCCAGCAAATAAAACGTGCAGGCCGAGCCGACTGCTGTCAAGGTGCCTGTCGTGGGCGTGCCAATTACTGGGCGGTGCAGAGTTACGCTGACAGTTGAGCCGCCACCACGCAAAACCTCTGCTGTGACTTTGTACGGGTAAACCCCAAGCTGTAAAAAATCGCCTGCCGCAAACACCACTGTGCCTGCCGATACGCTTGGCAGGTTGCCTACACTGATTGTTGTGGCGTTAGCGGCTGGCACTGCTGCAAGGGTTAGGGCTGCTGCCTGCCCACTGGTCAAGCCGCCTTTGTAATCATCAAACCAACTGAGCAAGCTGCTGGCAAAAGTAATTGTCTCGGGCAGTTGGCGATCTTTGTTGTCAATGGCCTGGATAACGCCTCGCACTTGTGGGTAATAAAGATAAGCGTGTGGCCTGACGGTAAATGACCAAGGCACAGAGGTTAAGTATTCAGCAACCCGCACCTGGCCTGATCTGCTGACTTGCTGCCCAACAGTGCGCCGATTTTGGACGCTGATGCTTTGGCTGATTTCAAAGATGGTTTGGAAACTCATGTTCTTCCCCTGCCGAGCGATAAGTTTTTAGCTCCGTAGGCGTTTGCTGCCCAAATTGCTTTGCTGCTGCCAAGTATGCGATCTTCAAACGATTTGGTGTCAATTGCTTGGATATTGTAGTTCGTGACATTTGTAGAGCCGCCCATCATTGCCATTGAATGATTTGGCACAATTGCGCCTGCGCTGCGGGGTACAAACAATTCTGGCCCACGTTCGCCTACCATGTATGCGCCGCCACTTTCTACTGGGCCACCGTCTGCTCTTGCAAATAAAGATTGACCAATCATTGAAAACAAACTGCTGGCTGATTGCCTTAGTTGAATACGGAGCATATCTTTTATAATTGACCCGGCAAAATCAGTAAAATTTAATTTTCCAGTAGTTACAAATTGTTCTAAACCTCGCTCCATGCTGGACATAACAGAATCAAATGCTTCGCCGCCAGCTTCAAAAGCGGTTTTCATATTTTTACCAAAGCGATTCATTTTGTCTTCAAAGCCCTCCATGAATCCACCTTCTTTTTGATCTTTTAATATTTGATTTTTTTGTTTAGCATATTCAATCAATTTTTCTTGATATTGAATTTCATTTAATAATGCTAACTTTTTAGCATCTGCTGTTAATCTGTCATCAGCATTTATTGCTTTTATAGCATCTTCATGTTTAAATTGTATTTCTAACATTTCTTTTGCTAGTTCATAATCTTCAGTTTTTATATATCTAGATTCCTGTTCTAAAACAAACATTTGTTTCGCTCTATTCAAAGCAATATATTCTAATTCTTGTTTTTCTCTAAGTGCTACATTTCCTGCAACATAAAAAGCATCTAAAGCAGCAGTGGCTTGTGCAGCTTCTTCTTGCAACGCCATTTCTTGTTTTGCTTCTTCTGCCATATTTTTAAATTTTAATTGTTTTTGTTTTTCTATTAATTCGTTATGCAATTGACTTTCTTTCAACATATAAATTCTAGCATTTAATTCTTTAAATTTATATTCTTCACTAATATCTTTTTGATTTCTCTCTAAAACAGCCATTGAATTTTTTTGATTATATTCTTGTTTTATTTTTTGTTGTTCATTTAAAAAAAGATTAGTCATAGACAAATCGTTTTCTAATCTTAATTTAGCTATTTCAAACTCTTTTGCTTGCGCTGCTTTTTTTAATGCTTCGGCTTTGGTGTCAATGCCTGGCGTTACTGGTCTGCCTCCAGTTGTTGGTTTAGCAATTCTAGAGTCATCAAAGCCTTTACCCATGAATCCAGCATCTATGCCCATAATACGGGATTGGTACAAATCTAAATCTGCTCTTGCTTGCTGCCGTCTTTTTTCGTATGCTTCATTAGCTGCAATTGCTGCTTTTATTCCTTCCGTAGTTAATATTTTTATATTATCAATTGTGTGTGCTATTTCGTCTGTTATACCTTGAAAAATAAATTGTAAATCTGAACCAAGCACTGCAATAGTTTGAAATACTACTCTAAAGGCATTGCCCAACAAATTTGAACCATCTGTTATTCCTTTTATGTATTCAGCAGTAAGTTTTAATGATGGGCCAAGTGTTTCTGCAATAAGTAAATTAACATCTCTGCCTGCTTGTTTTAACATATCAAAAGCGGCGGCGGCGTCTTCTATTGCTTTGGCTTGTTTTTTACTTGCCTCTGCTCCGTTTGCCATGCCTTCAGCAACGCCAACCCAATCCACACCTTTGCCAGCTTTGCCAAAAGCATCCATGCCCCTGGCACTACGGGTTAATGGGTCTTCAATGTCGGCAAGCCCTTTAATTGTTTTTTGAAATAACGTATCAGTGGATAAGTTGCCAATGTCTTTTAGAGACACGCCTAGCTTAGATAATTTTTGCTGTGCCTCAAAAGAACCGCCAGCCGCATCGTCAACAAATTTGCTAAATGACGATAGCAGTTTTCCTGCGTTGTCTGCTGAGCCACCAGAATTTGCTAATGCGTTTTGTAGTTTAATGACTGAATCAATTGCTACGTCATTGGCTTTGGCTACATCTGCAATTTCATCAGCATATGCCATTGCTGCGACTGTCGCTGCTACAAAAGCGGTTGCTGCAACTTTTCCATATCCAGCGGCTTTACTTGCAAATTCCTCTAACTTTTTCCCGGCAGCAGCAATGCCAGTGACAAATTCGGCGCTGTTTAGACCAAGTGCTACACCGAGCCGAGCAATGTTAGCCATGATTGAATTTCTCCGAATTGAAACCTGGTGCCTGCACCATAAAAGCTAACAGACTGTCATTGGCCTGCGCTGCAAGCTGTTCTTGGCTGGCTGGAGGGTACAGGTAGTCATGCACTGCGCCGAGCGTGCCTGCAAGCCGGTACGGGGCTGCGTGGGGCGGTCTGATGTAGTTAAAGACGCCGGTTGTCAATACTGCAAGCTGCGCCAGCAGGCCATGATTGCCCAGCACTCCATCAGCGTACATTGTTTGGATTTGCAGCATGGTGATTTGATCGAGGGCAGCAATTGATTCTGGTGTGTGCCCGTTAAAGATCATCGCCGCTGCGACTTGTTCCCTTAACGAGCCAATTAGTTTCCCCGTGTCTCCTTGTAGCCTGGGCTAACAACTTCACTGATCTTTTCCACTAACGCAAGCTGGACGCTCAAAGGCCATTCCAGTTCAATCTCGGCGTAAGTAATGTCGTCCAGGGTGTTGGCTGGGTTTTCGGGTTGTAGCAGGCGAATCATCTCAGTGATGCGTGCCTCCATCATGGCTTTGTTAGTAGCGGCTTCCCGCATTGATCGCCCAGATACAACAACATCGTTTTCGGTAAAAACCAAATCTTCGTTTTTCAACGTCTTAAATTCGTCTAGGGATTTTGTTAAATCAGCGTAAATTTTGTCTATTGCGGCGCTGTCTGGTTTGATGATGCGACTGTGCATGGCATCGCTTTCGCTCACCAGTGGCACTCGCACTCGGAAGGCGTGGCCTCCAAGATCAAATTTCTTGATGCGGAATTCTGCGCCTGTTCCCAGTGCGCTGGATAGTCTTGTCATAAATTTGCTTTCTTGTATTTGTCAATTCTTCTTGCCAATATTTCAGCAAGATTTTTTACCACATTTGTCGATTGTGATTCTAACGCAGTACGCAAATATGGATGTGCTGGGTTTCTAACAGTGCCAAATTCTTGCGCTATTGCCCTGGCATCGCTTTTTATGCCCAGCTTAGCTAACTTTTTGCCCGGTGCTGTAGTCACCAACGAGATAACGGTGTCAGTGTTGACAATGTATTTTGACCGCTTGTCTTTGCGATTGGGACGGCGTGCTTCTACTTGCAAACTGCGCTTTAAGCCACCAGTGTCCACGGGTGCATCTGCCCTAGCTTTTGCCAATACTGGTTTTATGGCCTCCCGTACTGCTGGAACTAGAATTTTGCTGTTGGCTTTTTTGTCGCCAATTTCGTCTGCTAATTCTCGAAAGACTTCCTGGACACTGCCCATGCCTTCAAGTTTTATGCTGACGCTCATGTCATCCTCGGATGATGTCTTTGTACATTAGATTGTTAAGTTCTACGACAAATTTCACTATTTGCTCTGGCGTCATTGTGTCGGCATGGTTGGCAGCTATTTGATGCACCAGTTGTATGCCCGTCATTTTTTGCTGGGTAAACCCAAACCAATCCTTGCGGGACTCGGCTTGAGTTACCAAAAAATTCAGCAGATCATTCGTGTTCTGTATTTTTTCGGACATTTGTTTCCAAAAGTTTTAGGCAGACATACTCCGCTGAGTCTGGGTCTGCCTCTGCCAACGCTTCGGCAATCTCCGCTGCGCTGACTACCTGCTGCCGTGCAAGCGCAGCCAAGTCGCCGTAGCTGCTGGTCATTTCTGCCAGCACTGAATCTATGTTGCTCATGCTGTGTTGCTCCAGCCGTATTGATTGCCACGGGGATGAATTGTGAAATTGACCTTTGCCTCGGCACCTGGTGCGCTGTCAATTGTCCATTGACTAACCCTGCCGTTGAAAGCGTAATAGATGGTGTTTGTCCCATCAGTTGCGGCAATCACGTAGGTGCGGTCAATGGTGCCGTTGTAGGCGTCTGCACGCAGGAGCAGCAGTACGGTATCGCTTGGGTTCCAGGCTGCTGTAATAGTCATGCTGGTAGGCGCTGATTGCACTGGGATTTTGTCGCTTTGACGTGAGCCAGCCACCATAAAAGATGCAACCGCATCGTCTTGCCCAAATGCCGGTATTGCTTCGACAGGCACCAAATTACCGCTAATTGCAAGCGGAGAAATGCTACCCAACACGCTCAAGTTCGCTGTAGTGATAGGCGTTGGCGTTGCGCTGGGTTGAGCGTACAAGGTGGCAGAAAAGCCGGGTAGAATTTTTGTCGGGAGAGCCATGATAAGTTCCTTTGTTGAGGTAGAAGAAAATTTATTGTCTTATCAGGTCGGTATATCTAGTGTGCAATCTAAGATTACTTGTCCAAGTTTCTCGTCATTGTCGTATGTGTTGTAAAGCCATTGCACATCGGCCTTGCTAATTTGTATGCCGTAAGTTGCGCCGCCAAACAATCCGCTGTAGCCGTGCAGTGATTGTAGTATCTGATTGCTAATTGTAAAACCGTCTTCAATAACTTGAGTAAAAATACTGATTTGAAATACTGGCGTATCAATGCCTTTGACGGATTGATAACTGCCGGTGTATACCGGCTGGTGAACGTTTCGCAGCATCCAGGTGATAAATTTTGGCTCGGTGGCAAAGTTGCGGTTAAATGTGGCGTAGACGGGGACCGGAGTGACAATAGTGGTCAATGCCGCTTGGATGGCCTTGGCATATGTAACTGGATTTTGTTGTGCGGTCACGTTGCAGTTACCGGTTCATTGCGATAGCACATTATCAATACGCTCATCCGGTCGTCTGATTCCTGGACATCATTAATGCGCCAATCTTGCGTCCGGTAAGTGATTGAAAACAAATGCTGGGCGTTAGCAATTGTCTGCATATGCGGCGTGTAATTTAAACGAAACCGCACTAGGTTGTCATACAGACGATATTTTTCTGAGATTTTTAAATTGTTGCCTACAGCCGACACTGTGGCTCGGGTGTCAAACCATTTTGTTGTGGTCGTGGTTTGCTCACCAAAAGCCGTCTTGCTAAAGGTAAGATTGTTGATTGCAATGTTTTCAAAACGTGCAATCGCCATTACATGACCAATTCTTTGTACGGGCGCAACAAGGTGTCTACGCCAAATGGGATATTTTTTAACGATGCCTCTGTGCTGTTGCTGCGCTGGTTGTACAAGTGCGTAAGCAGCAGCAGGCCAGCTTGTTTAATTGCTGGATACGTCTGTAGCGGATTGGCTGCGGTGGTGTAGTTGACGACAATCGGGTTTGCCATGTCACTAGTGATTGTGGGCAGACTGGTTAAGATAACCCGGTTGCCGCTGGCATCGTAATAGTAAGTTGATGCTGTTAATAAAGTAAGTGTTGGCGGTGCGCTGTTGTTGTAGTAGCCAACCGAGTTGATTGTTAAGCCTGCCTGCGTAGGATATAGATTTTGGCTGACTTCAGGCAAGTCCAGAGCCATTGGTGCGGTAATGGTTCCTTGAGCGCCGTACCAAACCCGATACGTCATGGAAAATATTGACATCCCGAGATAATCTTCTATGGCAAACCTGGTTGCCAGTTCTAAGCTGCTCAGATAGTCATCTTGGCTTTCGTCATCAAACAGATTTAGCTGTTGAGTAATTTCATCCAGCGTGAGCCAGGGCGTCACTACATCCCGATTTACCTGCTCAACTTTTGCGTAATTGAACGGGTTGCGGGTTGCCCCACCTTGTGCGCCAAGGATTTCGCTGGACATTCTTAGACCCCAACCAAACGCACGCCTGCAAACGGGTCACGCACGGTAGACACCATTCGGCGTTCGGCGTACAGAGTGATAAATCCTGGTGCGCTTTGCTCCATTGCTTGCACAGTCATTTCCTCTACGTCTGCAATAGTTACAAACCTGGGCCAGTTAGCAAGGTAAATCGTAAATTTTCCTGCGGCAATGGTTTCCATGTTTGGGTTTGGAATCACAGGCCAGCCAAACAAATTAGCTACAGCGCCGCCATCGTCATCGCCTGTTTCTGCTAACAATCGGCTGGCGTTACCGCTGCTTGCTGCTTTAAGTTGGCGCAAGTCGTGAATTGTGTCTGGGTGCATCATCCAAGCATTTCCTGGCAAACTCCAATATTGTGCTGGGAAATTTTGAGCCAGATTTACTAAATCATCGTAAGAAATTGCAGCGGCATTTTGCGATACCGTCAATAGAGTATGGATGCCGTCCGTGATTGCTGTGCCAGATGAGCCATATGCAGCAGAGCCGCTAGCATAATAATTCAAGCCACGCAAACCATTGGTGCTTCCGGTGCTTGTCGTTGTAGAGCCGGTTTGATCGTTGTTAAGAATCATGCTGGCACCTTCCAACTGAGCAAATTCAAGCATCATGTCTTCAACAAGGGTTTCATTCAGATAATTAATGTCTGACATTACAGCTGTTCGCACGGGCAGGCTGGCGCTAACGACACGGGTTGGCAATTGCCAAATGCTTGTGGCGGTGTTGGGTGAGCCGGTGTTTGGACTAGCGGCATAAAGCCACGGGTTTGTGGAGTTTGCGGCGTTACCTGTCTTTGCGACAAATTGCACGCTAGAGCCAAAGGCGGGAATTACTCTTGCTGCTTCTCGGATGGGGTTGCCAAATCGCAGTGCAGCAAAAGCATTATCAAAGAAAGTGCGCCCACCGATTTCGTTTCCAGAACCAGTGAGGGCAGAGGCTTCGGTCAAATCAATTTTGACAGCATGGCCTTCGTGTAGCGTTTGTTTAATGCCCGACAAAATGCGTGCTGTAGTCATTTGATTTTCCCGAATAGTTAAAAAAGGCAGGGGAAGTCCAACCCCCCCTGCAATGGCAACTTAGGTCGATGTTCCGGTCGAGCGATAACGGATGATGGCGTTCGGGTCACGGATGCTGGTTGCCAGCCGTTTTTCGCCATAGAACGTAATTGAGCCAGGGGTCGTCTGGTCGTAGCGGCGCATAACCATGTCCATCCGATCAATGATGCTGTGACCAAGCTGCCAATCACCAAAATACATCGGATAGAACGATGTGGTTCCTACGCTGCCGGTAGTTGCTTGGCTTGGGTTGTCGAGATACTTGTTCATCACGACATTAAAGCCCAACAATTGCCCGATGATGCCGTCTGGATTCAACGATTCCATTGAGTTGAAAATTGGACGCCCGTTGGTGTCTTGCAAGCCACGGATGGCTTGAGCCAGCACAGGGTTAACCATAAAGCAGGCGCTAGTCGTCCAATATTGTTGCGGCAATGCATAGCAAAGATTGATAACGTCTTTGTAAGTTATTGCATTTGCGCCAACGGTGTTGACGTTGCTAGTCAATTGATCGTAAGTTGCAATGCTGTGCAAGCCGGTAGCACTGCCTGTGCCGCTGGTGCCGTATGCCGCTGCGCTCGTAGTGCCTCCGGTATAGGTAGCATTTGCGCCAGGATACTGATCTAGACCACGCAAACCGGATGTGCCGCCGTAGGTATTAGGCGAGTTGGTTTGATCGCTGTTTTGAATCATGGATTGCGCTTCGGCCTGGGCAAACTCCATTAGCATATCGTCAACAATGGTGCCTTCCAACCCATCGATGTCGTCCAATGCAGCAGTGCGGACAGGGAATTGCACGTTCAAATCTTGCAGCACCAGTTGCCAGATATTCATGTCTTGCGTGGTTGCGCCGCCGTTGTTTTGAACGGTATATCCCCAGGTTGCGCCAGCATTGCCGGTTTTGCTGCGGAATTGATAGCTAGAGCCATCAGTCACAACAGTGCGGCTCAAACCACGCATGGGATTAGCCAAGCGCATTGCTGCAAACACAGGGTCGTAGCCAGTGCGTCCACCAATACCATTGCCGCCGCCGGTTAGTGCAGAGGCTTCGTTCATGTAGGCCAAATATTGACTTTCATCGGCAAAAATCTTCAGTGGTTTTTCCACCCGATTGTTTGCGGAATAAAATGATTTCAGTTGCTCACGCACAGAACGATTAACGTCAGTGCGAATTGTTTTAGCAATGCGGATAACAGGCGGCATTTGCAGAGTGCTAATTTTTGCCTCTAGCGCCGAGATTTTCTCAGCCATTTCATTTTTGGCAGTGTCAATTGCAGCAGTAGCTGCGCTGGTAACTTCAGCAATCTTAGCGGCGTTGGCGGCTTCGATAGCGTCAAGTTTTTCAATGATGACTTGGGACATGATTATTTCCTTAGGCGGTTAGACAAAGTTTGCAGTAATTCCCGCTGCTCAAGGGCTGCGAGTATGGTTGCCTCCGCATCAGAGTCGCTCTGGTTCGGCGCAATTTCATTTGGGATTTGGACAACATCACGCTGCTCCAGCACCTTTTTGAAAGTCGATGCAGCGGCAACCGCATCACTTTTAGATAGCCCAGCATCACGCAAGGCTTGCTCCAAAATCTTTAGATTTGCAGACCCATCGGGCCTAAAGTATTCCAGCTTGCTGACGCAGGCTTCGGGATTGTTTGGGTACATGACCACGGACACTTCCCGCAAGCCGCCCTTGGTAATTTGAAAATATGCTTCGTCAGATTGGTCTGGTTCGCCGTCAGCGTTGACCATTTGATACGATTCTGCGTAAGCGCCAACAGATACCCCGCCAAACATGGCTGGCGATTCTTTCATCACGTTGTAAAGGTCGCTGCCTTGCGTGGTGTTGGTGTACAGCCTGCCGCTGGCAGTCATGCCGGTATTGTCAAACTCAAAGCGCATCCATTCGCCAACGGGGATTGCATCTGCTGAGTGATTGACAAACATGGGTAACGGCCTGCCCATTGCCTCAAACTCTTTGGCCCAGTCTGCAAAGCCTTCGGGCTGATAATTAAACTTGCGCCCGTCTGCGCCTTCTCGTGGCCCCCAGCTTGTGACCCTAGCCTCAATTGTGCCGGGTTGCTGGTTCAGATTTAGTTTTGCTTCGCAGACAATTAGCATTTCGTTCATGGATTACCTCGTTGGTTTTGGTCTTATCCATATCGTGTATTGTCTGCGGCTTTTTTGACCGATATTTTGCGAGCAATAGTAACAGATTGTGCGGAACGTGTGGTTTATTTGCCAATGTTCATTTTCCTTGTCTGTCCACCGCCGCCACCGCCAGTATCTTGAGGGCTGCTACCAGGAATTGTATCACCAGGCTTTCCTGCTTTCAATTCGTCTGCACCGTCCATGTTTTTCATTCCAAGATATTCCCGTGCCTCATTTGCGGTCATTATGCCAGCGTTTACCCCAGCCACCGAAAAATTCATTTGATCTACGGGTGAACCACGCAAAAATGCCCTTGTGTCAAATTCTACACACAAATTCGGGTATCCGACAAGCAGGTGCTGTTTTAGCTTTTGCTGAACATTTACCAGCAGCGGGTACATACTGCTTTTGTAAAATTCATCCAGCATAGTCTGGGTATTGTTGTATTTCTGATCGGCAATGCCAATCATTGCTGGCGGCACGCCAAACAAACCGCAAATGCGTTTCATGGTTTGTTCTTTGAGTTTGGCGCAGTCTGTGTCTTGCAGCGTCAGCATATCCAGCGGCTGGTATTTCATGCCCTGATCTAACAACATTCCTTGCCCTGGCTTGCTTGGGTCTGCGTTGCGGCTGCCCGTCATTGATGACCATGCCTCTTTGAGCCGTGCCGCAATTTCCTTGTATTTGCCATCGGGGATTACGTTTTCAGTCACAAACATTCCGCTTGGTTTGGCCCCGTTTTGCATCACATAGTTGGCGTACAGGTCAATATCTTGGTCTAGGCCAATCAATTCTGCTGCCAAAATGCCTTTATTAAAGCCGCCATTTCCTTGCCAAGCAGCGTCCACTAGGTGCATAACTTGATGAGCTGCAAGTGGTTCGTCACGGTTAAATCCGTATGCTGGGGTGCTAAGTCTATAGCTAGGGTATCTGGTTACATTCACCGTTGTACTGATTAAAGTGCTATCAAAAACGTACATTTCCAACGGGGTTTGAGTGCTGCTTTCTTGGTCTTTGCGCCACCACAGGATATACACCTCGCCACTCAGTTCATGCCACATGATGTACTGATACAGAAATTCGTAGGCACTTTGGAAATTGTTTGGGTTGCCTAATAGATAAGCCACTTGCTTGGCTTTGGCTTTGTCCCTGGCGCTTACCTTTGAGCTTTTGACGGCATCGTGGTAGCTGCCATCGTCCATTTCGCACATAATTCGGATTGGCAATTGAGCCATTGCCCTGGCTTTTGCTCCCACGCAAGCCATAATTGTGGAATTACGGCTCATCATGCTCATGTCTACGGGTCTGCCAGCGTCTGTGCTGCTGCCCGTGGTGACATAGAGAATCTGGCTGTTGGCGCTGTTGTATTTGTTGCTGCTGCCCCACAATACATTGTTGCCCAGGGCGGTTTGCCCAAACATTGAATTGGATTCTTTGACTTGTTTTTGTTTGAAAATGTCAAATAAAGCCATGATTTCCCCTTAAAAAGTTCTGAAACCGAACCCTGATTGTACTGGATTATCAAGATTGCAGTGCATACTGATTATGAGGGAGATAATGCCGTCTACTTTGGCAGACTTGTCAGCTTCGTTTTTCCGCACTTTGACGTTGCCGTTAACATCTTCATAGACTTCGCAATTGCCAAGCTGCCAGCCAACAAACGGGTTGCCATCATGCTTGATACTGTATTGCATCAGCAATTTTTCTACGTGTTTTGACGGGTTGCTTAATACCGCCATGCCTTGACCCACTTTTTTTAGCGGCAGGCCAGCATCGTTAAGCCGAGCCACTAGGCTGGCAGCATTGTAGGCATCAAAGCCAATTTCTTTAACTTCGTATTTTTCGCACTGCTTAATAATGTACTCGCTGATTTCCCGATCATCCATGACATTGCCTTGCGTGATGTGCAAAATGCCTGATGCTCGAGCTACTGCAAAAATGTCGCTGTAGTGTTTAGGGATTAAATCGTAGCCGTCAGACGGCAGGAAAAATTTGAATTCTGCCTCATAGTCATCGTCAGCAAATCGTTTAAGCGTGCAGACTGCGTTGAGGTCACGGGTAGCTGCCAAGTCAAACCCAATAAATACCGCCTCGGGCTGTTTGCCAGGCACTAGGGCGCATTTAACATCATCCCAATATGCTCGGTCAACCCAGGCGCTGTTGGCGCTTACGTAGACGTTTAAAGTCTTGCAAAGGAATTCATTGAGAGCGGCTGGCTTGTGCTTTGCCATTTCTGCCCGTTCAGCAATTGCGCTCTCAAAAACTGAGATGCCGTGCATTGGATTTGCCTTGGCCCAAGTGCTTGGATTGCGCCAATCGTCACCAGCATCCAGGCTGTACAGCAAACCAAACCAGTGCGGGTTATCAGTAGCCTCGCCCGTCAGCATGGATTCCATCAGGGTTAAATCTTCATGGAATTTGGTTTCCTTGGTAAAACTGGCGGTTGTAATGTAGATCCGCAACGGGTTAAGCCTGGCAACCATGCCGCTGTGCAGCACTTCAATTGAATTGCGGTCTACGATTTGGGCGGCTTCGTCCACAATGGCACAGGCCGGGTTCATGCCATCGCCGGTCTTTTTGGTGTCCCTGGACAATGCTTTAAATACTGTTTGACTGTCGCCTGCTTTAGTAATCTGGTGCCTGCTTACGTTGTACAGGGCGGCAATGTTTTGCGGCATGGCTTCTACAAACCCGGTGGCAGCGTGAAACACAATTCCTGCCTGCTCCCTGGTTGTTGCCAGGGTATAAACCTCTGCGCCTGCTTCGCCCCAAATTAATTCGTACAGGGCAATGACTGCTGTCAATGTTGATTTGCCTGCCTTGCGGGGTACAAACACAATCACGTCTGTGACCATGCGCTGAGATTTGTTTCGCTTGTTTCGAAACCCGTAAATGGCGCAAACTATAAACAACTGCCAGGGTTCCAGCACCAACAACTTGCCTGCGTCTGGGCCTTTGGTGTGCCGCAACTCGCTGGCAAACATCAAAAAATGGTTTACAAAATCAGCATGGAATTCGTATGCCCAGGTTTTGTCTTCAATCTGATTTAAAAACCGCTGGCAGGCAAGCGTGACGTTTCGGCAAACAGGTATCTCGCCTTTGACAACTCGCACGGCATACAAAATGCCATCTTCAAAGTTCACGGTCCAGCCATCAGTGCAGCAAATTTGCCGCTTTCCACTTTGTTGGTTGCCAGCCTGCCCCTGGGTGTTAATCCCAATTCATTCATAATCATGATTGCTCGGCCCAATGCACGTTCGCCGGTTGTCAAGTATGGGTTTGTTCCAACTGTTGCCCCAGCATTAAATTTAGTCACTGGCCCACCGGCTCTTGATCCTTTGATACATTTGACAAAAACGTCAAGCTGAAAAGCCAAAGCGCCCAGCAAGTGCTGATCTTGCGCCGAGCCAATGCCGTAGGTGTCCCACAAAAAATCGGCGGTGGTGGTAATAAAAACATCCATGTCCCACAAATCAGGGTCGTCCAACCAAACGGGTTTGGGGATGCGCTGGCGGATGGCCTCGGGCAACGGCCTGCCTTTGTGTTCGGCTTTGGTGCCGTGGACGATGTGGAGTTCGGGTGGAAGTCGGTTCATGCGCCAATAGTATCACATTAGGCCCCCCTCCTCAACCCATTTTGCGGGTAATTGGG